TTGTCGAAGTGCTTCTTTCTCTCTAAAGGTTAATTTATCAATTCGTTTATTTTGTTGTTTATATTTTTTGTATAAACTATCAAAATCTTTTTCAGGTTCTTCTGAAGTTTCTTGTTTAGCTTCTTGTTCGATTTGTTTTGCTTCTGCTTGTATATCTTCTTTTGCTTCTTCAATTTTATCGACAACTTTAATTTCTAGTTTTTCTTCTTTCTTGTCCTTGGTTCGTGATCCGTGTTCCGTGCCACCAAGATCTACTTCCCCAAAATTTAAACTAGGTGCTGGTTCTTTTTTGTCTACGTTGTTAGCGGACTCTTTTACTTCAACGGTAAGATCTTCTTGTCTAACATCATCTGTATCGATTTCGATATCTTCTATTGGTTTTTTTGTTTCTTCTGCCATTTGCTTTCTCCTTAAAACATGTGTTTGATATCTTCAGGATCTTTGATGACTCCAATGATTTCATCATCGTTAAGTATCCTATGCTCTCCCCATTTATTTTTAAAACGGGATCCTGCATAACGACCATACATGATGAACTCACCAACCCTGCACCACGGACCAAGGGGAAATTTTTCTTTATCTCTATAGCAAAGATTTCCCATCTTAATGACTAAACCTACAACTGTTGTTGCTTGAATAGTTTCAATAGTAGTATCTGCTAAAAGTATTCCACCTTTAGTTTTTTGTGCTCCTGCAAATGGTCGGATGAGTAAACGATAGCCAGAAGGGTCTGGTAAAGAATTTATATATTCTTCTTTTTCTTCTTTTGTTTTTGGAACAATGAAATTACTTTCTTTGTCCGCTATGTTTATATCAGTTTTTGTCATCTTCATCTCTGAGCAGTTCACTTAAATCCTCTTTTAGCTGGCTAAGCGAACTAATTTCTCCCCTACAATACTGTAATTTCTCATAATTGTCTATACTACCATAGATCATTTGATCTGCTTTTTCAGCAATCTTTTTATCGATGAGTCGTTTGATTTCCCTTACTGTTTCTATATCCATGTAAGGGAACTATCAAATTTTAATAGTAATAGCAATTACTTTTGTGATTTTTTAATAGCTTTAGCTGTAGGAGCACCTTTAGAACCAGGTTTTCTCATAGTTTCACCGCTACCCGCAGCAATTCTTTTTTTCTTTTGTTGGATATTATACCAAAGACCTTTTTTAGCTACTTTTCCTGATTTTGTTTTATGATAACCTTTTTTCATTACTTTTTCCTTTTTTTACAGTTGCATTCATGTGAACACATACATGGAATGATGTTAAATAGTTTACATACTAACATACATAATTTATTTTTTATTTTTTTCAACATTTATTTTCCTTTTTTTGTGTTAATAATATCTGTAGCCTTAATTCCGTACACAGCAGCCACGACTGAAATCCATAATCCCGTTATCCACCAAGGCATACCCTGTAATTTCTCAAAATACAAGTTTAATTTTTGTTCCATATCTGCATCTTCTGCAAAAACACTGTATGCAAGTAAAAACAAAGGTGAAGATAGCGTTAAAAGTATGAATTCGTCCTTCCAATCGTTTTTTTGATTTTCAAATACCTTACCTTGGTATTCAATTTCACCTCTTTTCATTTTTTCTGCATGTAAAAGTGCAGCTTCGGACATTGCGACTTCAGATTTTTTCTTATTTTGATAAATTTCAAAGCCAGCTTTAAGACCAGATCCTAATAATCCCCACGGTATCATTTATTTTACTCTTTGTTTGTTATTTCTAAAAATTTTTCTTTTCTTCTCTTACACATGTAGGGTACCATCTCAGAAATAGCTTGCCAAGCCTTCTCCCCACTGAGCTTCCAACGAAAAGTATGCTTCCAATGTTCTTTTCTTTTGTTTAAAACAAAAAAAAGTCCGCCGTACATCGCATGAAAACGTGCGACCATGTCAGAATCTGTAGTTTCTACCTTAATTTGTAAACTTCTTTTTTTATGTTTACCTTGACTCCATACTCCAAATGAGCCTTCTCCGTCAAAGACACCAGCCAAAAAGATAATTTGTTCTCTTCTAGATAATTTATCGTACTCCGATAAATTTTTTTCCAGTTTGTTGAATGGAAGCGATGCCTTGTATGTCTGATTTACTTCCTGATCTTCGATAAGGGCACCCTCCTTTAGATAATTTGATAGGGGGAACTTGTGGATTTGGGCCTTGTTCGGGCGGTGGACCATAAGGTTTACCTAAATTATTTTTTTTTCTTTGCTTTTTTTTCGACATTTTTAATTACACCTTTATTTTTAGATGCATAAAAAACTTTTTCTGCATTTTTCCCGTATTCTTTTTTCATTGCCTTCATTATTTTTTTACCTTTTGTATTTAGTGGCATGGTTTTCTCCTATGGTTTAATTTTATCAGCGGAAATTTTTCCTTCTTTAAGTAATTTATACAAATCACCTTTAGTTAATTTAGATAGATCAAGATTTTCTTTTTTTAATTCTAATGGTTTTTGTTTAATTCCTGGTGCTCCAGAAACAAAAAAATGAATAATTGCTTTTGCTATTCTTGTTAACATAATTATCCTTTTCTTATAATGTTATTTGCTTCTTTAATACGAGCAATATCTAATTTCTCTTCTGCAATTCTAATTCTTTCTCTCTGTCCTCGTTGTAATTGACGTAATCTCTCTTGTTCAAGAGAAGCATCCATCATTAATTCATTTTGTTTTCTTTGTTCTTCTACAGAATTTTCTTGAGACTTACGCTGCATGTCCATAGCTTTTAAATCTAGTTCTCTTGATTTTAATGCTACTAACGGATCTTGTTGTCCACCTTCTGCTCCCACTAACATACTAGTTAATTCAACCACTCGTTTTGCAACCAGAGCATTAAATTGAACGGTCCATGATTCAGGATCTACTTCAGATAATTGAACTAAGTTTGGATCTTGAGCCATCATTTCTACTATTTCTTGATTTGCTTTTAACGAAATATGTTCTGAAATATGAGCTTGTAATCCAGCATATACTTGCGGATTAATCTGCACCATTCTAGATTTCATAAACGCCATGTGAGCTTCTATATGAGCTTCATGATCTTGTGTTGCAAAAGGCTTTAATGGTTTTAATCCCATTGCGTCCATGTTTTCTAATGCAGGATCTTTTGGAATTGGTTCTTCTGTAGGTAATAGTAAACTATCAATTGCTTGTGTACCTAATGCTTCATAGACTCTTCTGTATGCTTCTCGAATATCATGAATTGCAGGATTACTCATAGCAATTTTTAATTGTTCACTTGCTAAAGTAACACGTTGCGAAACAGAAAATGTATTTGGATCTGCTACAGGTAATACATCTACTCTATCATCAAAATCTTTTGATTTAATAAGTCGATCTGCTCCATAAACTTGATACGGATATAAAGGGGGTAGATACGTAGCAAAAATTTTATGGAGCAAACGAAATTCTTGCCTCATAGAATAATAACAACGTTTATGAATCGCACTCATAACACGAGAGCCTCGTTCCAATAAAGCAAGTGTTGTTCCCACCGCTCGGTTTTGAGCGTCCTCTCCAACTGCCATGTCTGCTATGTTAGCAAACCTCTGACCCGCTTGAACAACAAATCCTAATAAACTATATAAAGTTTGAGATGGTTCTTTAAATGGTAAAATTTGAAATTGATCTCTAATGTTACCACCAGGTGCATCTACATCTCTAAACTCACCAGGTTGAAACGGTTGATCATCATCTCGTATTCTAATCCCTCTAGACTTAAATCCTGCAGGTAAGTTAGCTAACGTTCCTGCATCTAATAATTGTCTTAACGCTTGTGTTGCTGTTCTCGATAATCCACCAATCATGTGAATTAAACCAAAACCATAAAATCCTAAACCTGGTAAAAATTTATAATGAACAAAATATTCTTTTCGTTTATATAATCTATCTCCTTCTTCATAGTTTCTATAAATAGATAAAATTTCTCCTGATCCTTCATCAATAGTTACGATGTACGGAATTTTTACTTTCTTTTCATTTTCATTTTCTTTTTCAAATTTTTCTAAATTTAAATCTACATGTATTTCTAATATTTGATATTGATAACCTTGTTGAGTAGGAGATTTTCCTTCTAACTCATCATACTTCTTTTGAATATTGGTTCTGGTATTGTCGGATGGTTTAATATCTACATCACGATAAAAACCAGATTCCATTTTTTTATACAAATCATTTTCGGACATTCTCAAGACATGAGTAATTCGCTCACAGTCTAATAAGGAAGAAGTGTAATAAGGTACGACTAAATCTTCTGCGGGAATAAATTTAGCAACGGCTCGATCCATCATTGAATCGTAATACACTTTTTTAAAAGCAGATCCTGCTAAGGGTAAATAGAATAATAATTGATCCATCTCTGGAGTGTATTCTTCCATTTTTTCGGTTACTTGATAATTCATAAAGTCCTTGACCCGTGAAGCTTGGTCCTCGGTCTCTTCATTTTGGACACCAACG